CAATTCGTGAAGAATTGACTGGTAATTATGAAGATCAAGAACACAATGAAGAAGTGTTTAAAATTTTTCACGATAGAATCCGCAAGAATTTAGAAAATAAAAAGAATGTAATTGCAGATGCAACTAACCTGACTATGAAATCTCGCAGAGCAATTATGATGAAAGTAAATGGTTTAAATGTTAGAAAAGTGTGTGTGATTATTCCAAAGCCATTTGAGCAGTGCAAAGAAGATAATTTACATAGAGAATATCCTGTACCTGACTTTGTGTTGGATAAGCAGATTATGAAATTTCAGATCCCATTCAAGGAAGAGGGTTTTAATGAAATTGTTTTTTCCAATTTATTAAATGATTACGAACCAAATGATATTCCAGATATGAGAGGATTTGATCAGAAAAATCCACATCACACAATGGATTTATTTGAACATTGTAAATATGCATCAAGATTATTTTCTACAAAATATGCTTATCCTGCAAGATTCAGAATAGGTGCTTTATATCATGATTTGGGTAAATTGAGTACACAAACATTTGATGAAGATGGGATAGCTCATTATTATCAGCATCATTGTTATGGTTCATATCAATATATGACAGCTATGTACCATGTTGATTCTGATGTTGTTTTAGATACATGTTTCCTCATCAATTACCATATGATGCCCTTTAATTGGGATACTGATAAAGCAAAGCAGCGTTGGAAAGAAAGATTTGGAGAATATAAATATAAGATACTTTTAGATTTCAATGAATGTGATAAAGCGAGGTAAGTGTATGTGTAACCGTTGTGATTATGACTCACCTGATAATCAGATATATGTAGATCCATTGACGAATGAATATTACTTGGATATAGAAACATCTGAATGGGATGAGTATGATGATGGATTTGTTCATCAAAAAGAATATATTGCGTATTGTCCTTATTGTGGAAGAAAATTAAGAGGAAAGAAAAATAGTACAGAAACAGAAACGAATTGAGTTATTCGAGAATGAGGATGTTATTTTAGAGCAGCGTGGTAACAGATATTATTTGTCTCTATACGATAAGAAAGGAAATTTCCAGAGAGAAGTAACTATTGATGTTAAAGATGATTATAAAGTTGGACTTGGGAATTGTAAGTAAAGGAGATTACTATGGCAGTATTTAAAAATTTCAAAGATGATGAGTTGATCGTAAGCTGTAAATGTGGATGTGATAAAGGTATTCACCTTAAGATTCATGATTATGAAGATGGCGACTATGCCTTCTTAACATATACAAACGGTAATTTTTATACTCAGCAAAGACCATTTTTTGAGAAGTTGAAAAAAATTTGGGCGATTATTTGGAATAAGGATTTTTATTATTCCGATATTGTGCTTACAAAGGAAGATTTTAAAGAGTTTAAGGAATGGGTTGATAGAAAGTAGATTAATTAATATGAAAGCAGTTTATATACATAAAATATATTTACATTTAAAAATAAACGGAATATGGAAATATGCAGATAGTGCTGGTGGCAGATATGTCTATTTATATGGGGAGCTGCCTGAAAATAGAGTAGAAGAATTTAAAAATAAAGATACTGTATTTTCTGAATTGATTAAACGAAGTGGGTACATTGAAGACTTTATAGGATATAAAACATTTTGGAGAAAAAGGTTTTATCTGGATTTATTCCCATTAGCAAATGGAATTGTTTATAAAGATGAACTAGAAGCATTCGAAATAGAACATAGTTACGAAGTAGTAGAAAATCCAATTATAGAACAATTGGAAAAGGATCTTGGGTTTAAAGGATATAGTCAGTTAGTTTTTGATAGAGAGCAAGAATTAAAAAATATGTTAATTAGCAAGTGACAGTAAATTCAGGTTTCATTGGTTGTAATATGGAGGTGGAAATTTGAAAGACATTTTAGGTAGAGAGATTAAAGATGGTGATATGTGCATTGGAATGGCAATAGGTAGAAATTCACCAGGAATGCATATAGGAGTTTTTCAAGGTAGCTCAGTTGTTTATTTAGGATATAGTGAAGAGTATATCAATAAAAGTTGTACAAGCAATACATATTTGATTGAAAATCCAACAAAAAAGGAGTTGGAAATTAGAGATAAAATAAATATATTTCTTCAGAAAGAAGCAGAAGATCGAGAGCGAAAAGCAAATTTAAAAACAATTCCGTTAAGTAAATTAGAAGTGGGTGGAATTTACAAATCAACTCAAGGGGAAATGTATTTATATCTTGGTAAGAAAAAAGTAATTTTCGAAGATTTTGATTATGGCAATACTGATATAAAAGAAGGGTACTGTTTTGCTTATGTATATAATGGTGATTATGAATCAGATGAAAAAATTTTAGAAAGAGCTTTGGAAATTAATACATATCGAAGAAGTCATTCTATTTCAGTCTTAAAAGGCAATAAAAAGTTGACAGATATTGTTAGAAAGGTTGATTTGAAGTTTCCACTAATCAAAGAGGAAAAGCAAGAAGGTAATTGGAGAAATCATGGGAATAACATGAAATTGACTATCGAGTAGAGAATATTAAAGCAAGGAGGTAAGAAAAATGTCATTTTGGACTTATATTCAGGGTACAATAACAGTTCGTCCTATGGGTAGAACACAGCCTGAGAAGAGATATATCCTTGAAACAGTGTTAAATCATTTGCCTAGAGTGGCAGGTTCTGAGGGCGACATGAATACATATATCATTCAGAAAAATGGTTATAACAGTTCATGTTCATGCGATGAATTTGGTGAAGTGACAAATAATTTGACTGACTGGTATGGTAATAAGAGTCGTAGCAGAGGAATGTTAAGAACACAAGATGAATACATTCTTGTTGTAAATGCAGCTTTAAGAGACAGAGAATTTGAAGAAACCTATAGAGAATTTATGAAGTGGTTTGTAAGACTCTGTAAGAGAGTAGGTTGTGAAGATGTTCTTGTAGAAATAAAAGGATATGACAAATCAACTATTATCAAAGACAGAAATATTCAGAGAAAAAAGTATTCTTGGAAGAGTGTTTTCGATGGCTTATTTGAAGATCCAAGCTGGTGTAATGACAGTAAAGAAGGGTATAAAGAGCCGAACTGGTGCGAATTTATGATGTACGACAGAGCAAAGGATTCTGATTATCCTATGACACTTGCTTACAAATATTTCAACGATAAAGAAAATGACAAGGAAGTTGAGAGAAGAATGAATTATAGATAACTTCATAAGAAAGCAACAACTCATCTGATTTTTATGAAAAGAGGTGATAATTATAGCAGGCGGTAAAAAGAAAGGAAATGATTATATAGTAGATGAAGAACACCAAATAGCAAAAATCGAATTACAAAGAAGAAATGGCAAAGAAAGTCTTTGGACAATTATAGATTTAGAAGATTTGGAAAGAGTAATTAATTTTCCATATACATGGTATTCAAGATATTTAAAAAATACTAAAAGCTATTATGTATTTGCAACCGTTTATTTAGGTGGTAAAAACGGACAACCAAGAAATAAAATAGTATCATTGCATCAATTCATAATGAATACTACAAAATATGTAGATCATATCGAACATAATACTCTTGATAATAGAAAGTCTAAACTCAGAATAATTTCCAATAAAAACAACTTAACAAATAGAAAAGGAAAGAACATAAATAATAATTCTGGTTATAGAAATGTATCTTGGAACAAAGAGATGCAAAAATGGACAGTGCAAATACAAATAAATAAAAAATGTGTCGTTTTAGGAACTTTCTCTAAAGACCAACTTGAAGAAGCTGGAAAGTTTGCAGAAGAAATGAGACAGAAATATTATGGAGAATTTGCAGGTGTCGGATAATATATACGAAAGGACAAGTGGATTTTTTCTGATAGTAGTGATACTGTAAAAGATTATTTTAGTTATATGAAAAGTGTAGTAGATGACTATAAAGAACATCCAGAAGATTACGAATAGGAGAAGTAAAATGAGATTAATTGATGTAGACAAGTTGAGTTTTCATTGCAACTATGAAGGTGATTGTTCAGGAGATATATCACACTGCCAAGAGTGTAGCAATTATGTGTTAGATTATAGAGATATAAAAGACAAACCAACAGCTTATGATGTTGATGGTGTTGTAGGGCAGTTGAAAACGGACTCTTCTGTAAAACTGTATGGAAGTGGCAACAGTAATAATTATCTTATTCCTCTCAAAAAGGCAATTGAGATAGTAAAGACAGGTGGAACATGTCAATAGGTGATGGAAGAAAAACATATTCAGATAGTACATTAAAATCTATGACAAAAGATGAGCTGATTGATATTATTCGCTGCTTAGAAAGTAATCTCAGAAATGCTCATGAGACAAATAATATTCAGTATGAGAATTGTAAGAGGTTACTGAGTGAAGAGAAGAATAAAACTCTTGATGAAGTCCTAAAGGCTTGTGACATTGAATGTGGATTTTACAGTGGTGATATTAAGAATCTTACAAGACACGTTTTTATGAGAGTATTGGATGAATTGAGAGAATAAATATTTGTAAACAATAATTTTTATATTATAGGAGGAAATAAATATGATGAACAATTTTTTAAATGGTATGTTTGGCAAGGTAGGAAGTGGAATGTGTAGACTTTCTATGAATGGTGGTATTGCAGTTAAGACAAATGGTGGTTACAAGACATATAATATCAAGACTGGCAAACTCACAAACTGTAGTAACTTTGTATTTGATATTGGTGAGGAATTCTTCTTTATTATTCCAACTAATAAGGTAGAGAAGGGCGACATCATTCTTGTAAATGGTAAGCCTAGATGTGTTATTGAAGCTGATAAGACAAAGATTACGGTCATTAATTATGAGGACTCAACAATCGAGACTGTACTTCCTGAAAGACATGTATTTATGGGTAATACATATTTTTATGGCAAGATTGTTTCAATGTTTGGTAGTGACGTTATCAAGGGTAAGAAAGGTACAAACAATATCTTCAAGTATATGATGCTTTCTCAGATGATGAAAGGTGATAATGGTTCTACTGGCATGATGAATGGCAATGGTGGAATGAGTTCTATGTTACCTCTTATGATGATGGGTGGAAATATGGGTGACATGTTTGACGGAATGCTCGACTTTGATATGAGTGGCAATGACGACGATGATACAGAAGTAGACGAAGAGGAGGAAGCGTAATATGGGATGTGGTTCATGGACAAGAGATAGTTATGTAAGTTATTCAACAACAAAGGGTATGAATGTTTCAACGGATGGTATGATTAGCGGTTCTTATTCTAATCAGGACATGTTTAAGGCAAAAAATATTGATTCTGCACTTGATCCTAAGAATGTTATTAGAGAGTGCTGTGATACAGAGGAGCATCCAAACACAATTCCTGTCATTCTTGCTTTAGACGTTACTGGGAGCATGGGAGAGGCTGCTGTTGAGGTAGCAAAGAAGTTGAATGTAATTATGACTAAGTTATATGAAAAGGTTACAGATGTTGAGTTCCTTATCATGGGTATTGGTGATTTAGCTTGTGATAGCTGTCCAATTCAGGCTTCACAGTTTGAGTCTGATATTCGTATTGCTGAACAGCTTGACAAGATTTATTTCGAGTTTGGCGGTGGTGGAAACAGTTATGAATCCTACACAGCAGCATGGTATTTCGGCTCTCGTCACACAAAGCTTGATTGCTTAAACCGTGGAAGAAAAGGAATTATTATTACAATGGGTGATGAGCAGTTAAATCCATATCTTCCATTAAAAGGTTATAGAAGTGGCTTAATTGAAGCAACAGGTGATAATCTTCAGGCAGATGTGGAGACAAAAGATTTATATAATGAAGCTTCTCAGAAGTTTAACATCTATCATTTAGATGTTGTTCATCGTCATAGATGGGATGAGGATGAGATTGAAAAGTCTTATAAGAAGTATCTTGATGATACTCATTTTAGAAGAGTAAATATGGACAGTATTACAAATGAGATTGTAGATATTATTGTTAATGAAGCAGAGAATAATGTAACAGATACAGTTGCTACACCTTCTAACTCGGAAGGAATTACTTGGTAGGATAGGAGATTTAAAAGATGAAAGACATTAAGATTGTATGTGGATCGAATTGGGGAGACGAAGGAAAAGGTTTAATGACAGATTATTTCTCACAGAAACCTAATAGTATTGTTGTTTGTTCAAATGGTGGTGCTCAGAGAGGACATACCGTAACGACTCCTGACGGAATCAGACATGTCTTTCATCATTTTGGATCTGGAACATTCAATAATGCAAGTACATATTTATCTGAGGATTTTATTGTTAATCCAATTATTTTTAAGCAGGAATATGATGAATTGATAAAATTAGGATATATACCAAATGTTTATATCAATCAAAATTGTATGTTGACAACACCTTTTGATATGATGGCAAATCAGATTATAGAGGAGAATCGTGGAAAAAATAAACATGGTAGTTGTGGATTAGGAATTTTTGAAACTATCAAAAGATACAAAGCTGGTGTAACTGATGTAGATAATCATATCAGGGAATATTACTTAGAACAATTTGAAAGAGAGAATATTATATTAACAGATGAATGGTCAAGAATATTCTTTGATAATGGTATATTTGAACACTTTTTAGATGATTGGGATTTTATGAATAATCACTCATTGGCTATATCAGATAATTATTTCTTAAATCAGTTTGACAATATTGTGTTTGAAGCTGCACAGGGTTTATTACTTGATCAGAACAACATAGAATATTTTCCACATTTAACACCGTCTAATACAGGTATTAAAAATCCCAAGAGAATAATTGAAAATGTTGAATGGAATGATGAAATAAATATTGAAACTTGTTATGTATCTCGTACTTATTTAACAAGACATGGTGCTGGTAAATTTCCATCTGAATGTAATAAGAGATTTATCAATGAATATATGTTTGATAAAACAAATGTGCCAAACCCATTCCAGGACACATTGAGATATGGAACACTTGATTTAGGAGAATTATATAGTAGATGCTCAAAAGATATAGGAAACTTTGGAGATAAAAAATCAATCGCCATTACACATTGTAATGAATATGATTGGGATAATGATAAGTTAATTGAGTTATTTAAGGATTGGAACATTTATTACTCAGATGGCGAAACACATAATGATGTGAACTGAGAATAAGAAAGATTCGTTTCTTGTGGAATGAAAGGAGAATATATAAATGAATGAAGAATTTTTATTAATCGTAGAAAGCTTAGAAAAATATAAGTATCTATTAGAAAGCAAAAATGATGAAATTTGTGACGGAATGACTGAAGGCGAAAAGAGAGCATATCAGTTAGGGATTAAAAATATGTATGAAATGTTGAAACAAATTACTGAGCATGATCGTAACGAAGGTAACTATAACGTATTTGTCCCTGAGATTAAGGAAGAAGAATCTGGTGAATATGATTTAGAAGATTTTATTAAATGGGAGTCTAAGAACAGAGAATAAATAAGTAGGAATTATCGGTTTCATGTGGAGGTAAAAAAGATGACAATAGATGAGAGAATAGAGTTCTTGAAAACATATATCAATGAGTTTGAAAAGACTAGCCAATATGGTTATGGATATAGAGCAAATGAATATTTAAAGACTTGTGAAAAGCTAAAAGCGTTGGGATTCAATTGGGGAGATAAAATTGATTTTGAAGATTTTAGAATCTACAAAGGTCATAATATCTCAAATTCATCTACTAACTATAAAGGTAATGACGATGATTATTATATTCATTGGGATAATGGCAATGTTGGTTGTCTGATGTTTGTTAATAGTGAAAATTGGGATTTAGCACAGGATGATTACAATGAGTTTTTAGAAAAATTAAGATCTTATGGTGCTGTAGATTGGGATGATTTTAATGCACATATTATTTTTGACATTGAACATGGTAAAAAATTACTTGAAGACTATCCAAAAATCAGACAAGAGACTGCTGATAAAATAAAAAAGAAGTTGAAAAATGAAGAGTTAGCCAAAGCAAAAAGAAAGTATGAGCAACTTTTAGCTGAGTCAGGAGGTGAAATTTCAAATGGCTTGTAAGTATCCAATAACTAGTAGAAGTTATAAATTTTGTATAGGCTGTAGTGATATAGGTTGTTGTGAAGATGCTGTTACTTCTAATATTCCTATGCCAGAAGTTCAGTCACCAAAGAATGTTGTTCCGTCTGCATCAGAAGCAAATAAGATGACAAATAACGCAATTGATAACTGCACTACGCAACAATTAGCAGAGTTATCAAAATTGATTAGAGATGCAATTGCAGATGGCAAATTTTCAATCAGTGAAGATGGTTGTTTAAAACCTGAAACCCGAAAGAAATTAGAGGAACTTGGTTATAAAGTTGAAACTGGCAATCAATATAATGAACCATATTACAGTATCAGTTGGAGATAAACGAAGTAATTTTCGATTTCTTTTGGAGAATATATAAGTAGATATAAAATATTAGGCTATGAGCAAAGCTTCCTTCTATAATGCTAATAGCATTCGACTTTTAATCGAATATTTTAGTTTTGACGTTTTCCTAATGAATTATATAAACGTAGGCTACGAAAGTTCTTCCTTCTATTAACAAGAATACTCAAAATATTTATATGATAGAATTTTTAATTTCCTACAAATAATAAGAACTATGTGGCTATATAAAGTCTTCCTTCTAAACAAAAACAAGAAGATGGTGTTTCATATCTGAGATAAATGTCTTGGATATGAAACAAAAGGTATTAGACTTTGTTATTTCCACAAAACAAGGCTATGGCGATAGTTCCTTCTATTACATATTGAAGAATAAAAATACAATTTTTACTATCGCCCATTTCATTAAAAAAGGAGAATAAAACTATGAACGAGATTTTATTACGAAGAAAAAACAAAGTGATTTTAGAAAAAGGTAATATTACAGAACCAAATAATCAGTACATTGTTACGATTATGAAAAATGTAGAAGCATTAGGATATACATTTTCCAAAGAATTGTTTGAAACACTTCAGACACAGACTAAAGAAGATTTACAAAAATTCTATTTAGAGTTAATTCCTATGTTGAAAAAACTGGTTGGAGCAGATGTTGTATATAAGCCTATGTATCCTAACTTTCCTGAATCAGTAATGGAAGCTGATTATATTGATTTGTTTATCAATGCAATCGTTCATTATTGGTCTAATGGTGCATTATATCCTTACGAAGAAAAGAATGAGAGATTACCATTATTTGAAGAAACAAAAGTAAGAGTGATTGACTTAGGCACAAAGGAAGATCTTTATGATATTTTTAAGAATTTGTGTCAGTCAAAAACCTCAATCTCACAAACAGACAAAGAAGATTTAGAGTGGATTTTTAAGAATATACAGGTTGAATTTCCTGACGAAATCCCTTTGAAAGAAAATGCAGCATTGATTGGAAAATTATATTTAGAGAATTATCCATTAGCAACTGCAAAGAATATTCAGAAGTTTTTCAAAACGGCTACTGATGTATTGAGACTGATTACTGCAATGTCAGATGGGGATATTAGTTTAGCAACCAATACAAAATTCAGAAGTTTTAAACGAAAAGAGAGAAGATTATTATTGGAACTCTTGCAGAATTGTGGCTCTATTGAAGAAGATATGCTGAGATATAAAAACAGATGGCTTCGTATTGGTGAAAGACTTCATCCATCAGAATATAGTATAGAACAGTTTGGTAAAGTTATTACTGCTTTTAACAAACTTCGCAATGGAATTAAGATAGAAACATTTGCTGGTAAAGTAACCAAGGCTATTGAGACAGAAGATTTTAAATCGGCTCTTATGCTTTTGAGAAAAAGACCAGGTGAACTTGCAAGAAAACTGGATCACTTGTTAAGAAATGCCACAGATAAAAATGCAGTTGTCAATACATTTAAGAATGTTGCAAGTGAAGTTTCTACACCAGTTCTATTACAGGTGAAAGAACATTTCAATCATAGAACGGATAAATTAGAATCAAGAGTATTCTTTCCGAAAGGCAATCTCGCAAGATGCCATTGTATAGAGAATACATTATCAGATATTGATGAAAAATATTGTAACGCAATTGTGAAAATCTGTGAGAACGCATTAGTTGAGAATTATAAGAGCAAGGATTTTCTTGGGAATGTTTATCTTTCAGAAGAGTTCAAAAATTATATTGTTCCATTCAGCCAGAGAAGTGCAAGTAAGGCGTTAAAAACTATTGTCAGAGGTTCAAAATTAAAAATCGAGGACAATACAAAAGCATTGAGAGCATTTTGTTGGTGGACGAATATGGATAATGACAACGACAGATGGTGCAATGGTAGGGTGGATCTTGATTTATCGGCAGCTATTTTCGATGAGAATTGGAACTATATGGAACATGTTTCGTATACAAATCTTCGTTCAGATAAATATAAAGCTTGTCATTCAGGAGATATTACAAATGGTGGTTCTGTTGATGAAGATGGTGTAACAGAATTCCTTGATGTTGACATTGATTCTGTTGTTAAGTATGGTGCGAGATATATTGTATATCAGATTTATAACTATACTGGTCAGAAACTTTCAGATATGCCACACGCAATGTTCGGATGGATGAGTAGGGAAGATGTTAAATCTGGTGAGATTTATGAACCAAAGACAGTTGAACAGAAGATGGATTTGGCATCACAAAGCACGGTTTGCGTTCCTGTAATTTTCGACTGTGTAAACAAAGAAGTAATATGGTGTGATATGAACTTATCATTAAACGGATGTCATAGCAATTATGGTGGAAACAATATAGAAAGTAATTTATCTGGTGTGGCTGCAACATGCTACAGTATGGTAAATATGAGTAAACCAAACTTGTATGATCTGATTGAGTTGCATATCAGAGCAAGAGGTTTGAGAGTATACAACAAAGAAGATGCAGATATTATCTTTGATGTCAATGAGGGTATTACACCGTTTGATACTGAGGTATTTAGTGGAGAATATATTTAAGAGATAAACATTAGGCTATATGAGTTCTTCCTTCTAAAATTGGGGAACTATTTGTCACAGGTTCGAGTCCTGTCTTCCCCACTCATGGGGATGTAGCTCAGTCGGTAGAGCGATAGTATTTTTAGAACTCATAACTTCCTAATGAACATTAAAAATAGTGGCTATGTACTGACTTCCTTCTTAATTTTATAAGCTGAAAATAGTCAGTACATTCTCCACAGATAATAACCTTGTGGCTATATAATCTTTTCCTTCTAATAAGTAAATTTTATAATGCAGATATTTAAAGATTATGATTTCCATTATATGAGGTTTTTATAAATAACGGCTATGCTATTTCTTCCTTCTTAATTTCAAATTATACTGAGAAAAATGGTTTTAGAAATAATAATTTCCGTTTTATTAAAAGCACAAGAAACTGACATTTCTTGGTTGTGGAGGTAAAGAATATGAGATTTGAAAAAGAGACAGAGAATAAAATTAGAGAAGCATTTCGTCAGGAAGATTTTCAGAATTTTATGTTTGAGGCAGTTTTTGGTGAATCAAAAGACGAAGATAATGAATTATATAAAAATGTATACAAATTTGAACTTGAAGAGGTGGAAGATAAATTGGTCTATTTAGTAAAATCTCATATTCATCACAATGTTCCTATCAATAGAAATGCTATTGTCACTTTTATTATTGAAAATATAGCAGAAGATCTTGGTGGTGATGATTTGGATTGTAAAAATATTAAGTTCTTTGCTTTCTGTAACCATCTCTACTACATAATTTTTGATATTGTTACTAAGCCATATTTTATGAAAGATGTAATGGATAAGAAAAAAAACAGAATTGAAATAAAACAGAGAATATATAGTTAGAGAGGTGAGAATGTGATTCAAGTAATTGAGACAAATTTGAGTATTGACAAAGATGACACAATAAGAGATCATCAGTCACGAATTGTTGAAGTTGAAGATTGGGATACATATTGCAAAGCATTTGAGAAATACAATGGTGAAGCTGTTTATTTTAAGTCAAAGGCTATGCGTGGTTACAGTATCTTACAGAATTGCACAATGACAGACTTGATATATGATGACATTCATCTATCTTGTATAGTTTTACATCAATCAGGTATTGTTACAAAGAAACTTGCATATAGAATTGTTCTATAATCTATGATTCATTCGAATCACAATTTCCAATAAAAATGAAAATCAAATAGAGAATAAACATATAGGAGAATCTTATGTGGATTAACAGAACAAAATATGAAGTCGAAAAACTGAAATATAGACAGAGAATATCTTATTTAGAGAATCTTATCTGTCCATGTGAGTCACATGATTATGTTGAAATAGCTCACGAAATTATAGACGAGCATAGTACAGTAAAACACATTTTTAGATGTAAGAAATGTGGGAAATTACACGATGAATTAAGTTGATTGTAAATCACTGTTTCTTTGGAAATTCAAGGAGGTGAGAATATGGAAGTAAGAGTTAGATTATCGGATGCACATAAGACAATTAAAGAATATGAAAACTTAGGATACAGATTTATCGGATCAGCACAAGATATTGAATATGTAAACCTTTTCTTTGAAGAAGTCCATATACCAAAAGAGAATAATGTAACAAATATAAAATTTAACATCGGAGATTTAGTAGAAAACAGAGATGGAAGAATTGGTTATATTTCAGATATATGTCATTGTGATGAATGTAAAAAGCGTGGGTTCTTTGAGCCAACAATTCAATATTTAGATGGTACAAGCGATTACATATCTAATTATTCTGTAAAATACGTTTCCAAAGACTATAAACAGATTGGTACTCAGAAATTCGATAATGACTATTATGAGAAAGAAATTGAAACATTGAAACATCAATTAGAAATGGAGAAAAGTAAAAGTGCTTATTGGAAGATGAAAGCCAATGGTGAAGAACCTGTTTTAATGGGTACAAGAGAAGGAATGGCTCATATTCTTCGATAGTAACAGAGAATATATAAGAGAGGTGAGAAGATGTCACAGTTTAGATTTAATGAAGATTTTGCAAATAATTGGAAGTCAGGACAGATTGTTACTTGTGAAGAAAAAGAGAATGATTTTTTAGTTGATAATGTGGCTCTTATTGAAAAGGAAGAACTTCTGAAACATGGTGAATTTATCACAATGAATGTTGAGATTTTAGGACATATGGAATCAAATGGCGCAGATGATTTATTTGTGTATGATAGAGATTTTAAACCAGGAGACACAGTGCAACATTTCAAAGGTGGTTTCTATAAGATTGTTGCCATTGGAACTAATACAGAAACAGAAGAAAAGATGGTTGTATATCAGAGTTTAAAGGATAAAAGAGTATGGATTAGACCATATGAAATGTTTATCAGTAAAGTGGATAGAGAGAAATATCCAAACGCTGATCAGTCATATAGACTTATCAAAGTAAAGATTACTGCTTAGTAATCAGTCTTGAACAATTCAGTTCAAAAATTCCAAAACAAAATGTCACGAATAATATATATAATCCGTGACAAATAAGAGAATAAATAAATGCGGAAAGCATTTGTATGGGTGGAAGAACAGCATACCCTTGGGTTTTTACGCTCAAAAATCACTGTTGAAGATAGATTTTACATAAATTTATTTTCTGTGTTCCAGTCGCAAGACTGTTCAAATATAGTTATCAAAAAATTTTATTACATATTATAAGGAGGACATTTTTTAAATGGCAGAGACAAAGAAAAAAGGAAGATTATTTGATTTACCTGAGACAAAGGGTGCGTTCCAGTTAAAGGGAGTTGTATCTGGTATGGAGAAGGATACAGCATTTAAGGAAATTAAGACCAAGAGTGGTAAGCCTATGAGAATGCTTAATTTTGGCACAAGTTATCTTGATAGTGAAACATTATATGTCAATCTTCAGGGAATGGAGCAGGAGAATGTTTATTTCTCTAAGAGAGCTGAGAAGAAGGGCGAAAAGGCTGATACTGTAAAAGTACCTTGGGCTGATAGATTCTCTTATAACCGTGAAGGCTATCGTATGATTGGTAAGAATATTGGTGTAAAGAAGAAGGTTGATTCTGAGGGTAAAACAGTTAATGACAAGAAGGTTCTTACAGATTTTGATGCTTGTAAGGAAGTTAAGGAGAATCTGAAGGATGGTGCAAGCGTATTTATTCGTGGAAACCTTGATTATAGCAGTTTTACAGATGATAAGGGTAATAAAAGAACATCTACAAAACTTGTTCCAAATCAGATTTCACTTTGCTCAGAGGTAAACTTTGATGATGAGAAGTTCGAGAAGCAGAATGATTTCAACCAGGTAATTATTTTCATGGGAATCGAGCAGGAAAAGGATGATAACGATAAGCCAACAGGCAGATTTATTGTTCTTGCAAAGATTGTTACATACAGCAATATAGAGGATGTTCAGTTTATTATTGAGGATAAGGCTCTGGCTAATAAGTTTAAGAAGTCACTTAATCCTTACAATGCAATTAAGGTAAGTGGACATATGATTTCTTCTACTCAGACAGAGACAGTTGCAACAGATGATGATGATAATTGGGGCGAAGAGGACAGTATAGAGAAAGTATCTGCACCTACAAAAAGAGAGTTTATTATCACAGGAGCAAAGGGTTCTTCAATTGATAAGGAACTTTATACAGAGGAGAATGTAACAGAGGCTATTGCAAAGATTAAGAATGCAAATAAGGCAGAGGAGAGTTTTGGTTCTGAATCTAATGATGATTGGGGAAGTACTGATGGTCTTGACGAATCAGATGAGGACGAAGCTTGGGATTAATCCTTTAACAACTAGAGAACAACTAAGTGGAACGTCAGTAATGGCGTTCCAATAAATCAATATTATAGAATTACGGAGGAATTATTTAATGGCAAAAGCAAGAAAAGCGTCAGTCACACAGAGTAAGTTAGGTATGATTTTATATGGAGAGCAGTTTACAGGTAAGTCAACAATGGCTATGCAGCTTGCATACTTTAAGCGTCCTGATGGAAAACCTTTCAGAGTTTTATACCTTGATCCTGAGACTGGTTCAATTGATGATTATTTAGGTGACTTAGAAGCAAATGGTGTAAACCTTGAAAATATTTATATTGTATATACTCAGTCACTTGGAGAAGTAAGACAGTATATTGCAAAAGTTAAGAATGGAGAAGATTTCTATGAACTTGATGATGACGGAGATGAGACAGACAATGTAGTTCTTGACGCAGATGGAGAACCATTTAGAGCAGATGCAATCGTTGTTGATGGTACTACAATTCTTAACTTAACAACAAAACAGGGATTAGTAGAATTTTCTAAAAAGAGAAATAAAGTCAAAGCTGATAAGGATGGACTTGTTGGTGATGCCAGACTTGTTAAGATTGAGGGAGCAGGAATGGAGTTAAAGGATTATCAGACAATTAACTTCAAAGGACAGGATTTGATTCTTGATCTTATGGCATCTGGCGTTCACTATATTGTAACTGCTAGAGAGACTGATGAAAAAGAAACAATTAAGCAGTCTGATGGTTCAACTATGAGTGTTGTAACTGGTAGAAAGATTCCTGATGGGTTCAAAGGTATGACATACAATGTTAAGACTGAAATTCGTATGTACAGAAATGAAGAAGGAACAGTATGTGCTCATGTTAAAAAGGATAGAACACACACACACGAAGACAATTCGATTATCGAAGATCCTACATTACTTGATTGGCAGTCAGTTATTGATAAGACAGCAGATAAGAAGGCTTTTGTAGTAAAGAATGACTTAACAAAGGCAGTTGATGTTGAGCAGGATATTTACAGCAAAGAGATTCTTGGTAAGGTCGGAGATCCTGATAATTCAGAAACAACAAGCACATCTGATAATGGTAACAATACAGATATTGAAGCGATTAAGAAAGAAATTATTGCTAAGAGAAATGCACTTCCACCTACAGAGAAGAAGGTAATGAAAGAAAAACTTGAAGCAGCAGGACTCCCTACAGTATACAAGAATGTAACTGATATTGAGATTCTTAATAAAGTATTAGCAATGTTTGATTAAATTTGGATTATGTAAAGGTAGGATTATGGCAAGATACACAACTAACAATAAAAATGGTATTAAAAGAAAATGTGGTTGTTGCGGAGAAAACCTTTATATAAACAAGAATAATATTGATGATGCAATCTACTATGATAAAAAAACATATCATAGTAGTTGTTTTATCAATATATGTCAGAAGCGTATTGCTAATAAAAGGGTAGACGTATCAGCAAAATGGACTTGGATATATAACCACATTGATTCTATAAAAAAGGATACATACTCACATCTTGCAGTAGCAATAGAGCAAGACGAGATATTTGAATTTATTAAAGAAGCATATGATTTGACAATTATCCCTACTACCATATGGCAGAAATTGGGTAACATTTATAATGGAACTTTTAAAGGGATGTCGGTAGGTATTCCACCTTCAGACTTACTTGATATGTGGCAAAGAAAAATAGATATGCTTAATGGTATTGCGAAAAAGAATGAAGTAAAAGGTATTCATATGCAGCCAGAACAACGACTTTCGTATGATTTATCCATTTTGGTTAATAAATATGACAGTTATTTAAGGTGGAAAGAAAAACAGAAAATACTTGAAGCTGAGAAAGAAACAGAAAAATCACAGAATATTGTCAGTCAATCAATTGGCTATACTAATGTGTTCAAAGATAGTAAGACTGATACAGATGATATTTCAGGCTTGGTGGATGATATTTTTGGATAGGAGATAATATTGGATAATGAACATGAATTAAAAGATTGTAATGTGCAAGCAGAAATCCTGTTTGTTGGTTCTATAGCAAAGGATTTGGACTTGATTGTAAATTACAGCACATTTATGAGAAGCAAGTATGATTTCTCTGATCCTGCAACAAAGTTCTTTTATGATAATCTTGAAACTTACTTTCTTACATTTTCACAAACATTAGATGAAACAAAAATGAATGTGTTTATGAGTCAGAATGAAGAACGACTTAAATTATATAAGCAGTATAAAGGTTGGAAAACGCTTCAAAGGTTTATGACATTGGCAGATGAAAATGATGTGAAAAATTATTTTGATACTGTTAAGAAATATTCATTGGTAAGAGAGTATGGAAGAAATGGATTTCCAGTTGAGAAGATATTATCTCATAGGAACTTTGATAAAATGTCACCAAATGACATTTACAGAATTATCCGTACAAAAGCAGATAAGATAAATACAGTAATTAATGCTGGTGAAGAAGCTGTTGAGCTTACTGATAAAAACTCATCTCAAATCGACAAATATCTTGAAAAGCCAAATTTCGGCTTACCTTTTCCTTGGTATATGTATAATGAATTTTTTCTTGGTCTTAGAGAAACAAAGGTTCTCTTTGAAGGATTCCTTTCTAATGAGGGTAAAACAAGAAAACTTGTACTTTTAGCAGCTTATGTAGCACTTGTGCAAAATGAGAACTTTTTTCTTATGAGTAATGAGATGGACGAAGAAGATCTTCGTAGTTGTCTTATTACGACTGTTATTAATAATAAAGAGTTTCAAGAGTTACATGGCGTACATATTACAAAGCCTGAGAAAGAGATTGTGTTAGGTGTTTACCATGATAAAAATGGTGACATTATCAGAAGAAAAATTGATGATAATGGTGTTTATCTTGAAAGCAATAAAGATTACATAGAGAGAATAAAAGATACGTCAGAGGAATATTGGAATGTAAAAAAAATTACAGATTGGATTGATAGTAGTGATCGTAAGGGCAAAGTTATGTTTAAAGATGTTGGAGATGATTATAGCCCTGAGAGAATTGAATTTGAGTTGCGTAAAGCAAAGATGGTTCAGAACATTAAATATTATGGTTATGATACGTTAAAAGGTTATAACACTGATGATTGGTCACAGATTAAACAGTTTGCAACTAAATTAAAAGAATTAACAAAAGAACTTCGTATGAGTGGATATGCAGTATTCCAGTTAAATGATGATACGGTATTTACTGATATTTTTAGTTTAAGTAGTAATAACATTGCCAATGCAAAGCAGATAAAACATGTAGCTGATATTCTAAACATTGGTAAAAAGTTAAATAAAGAAGAATACCATAAATATCAAGTTGTTTTAGAATGTGATTCTTGGGGTGAACCAGTGACGGAAGATTTGGATTTAAGTAAACAATATTTTTGTATTAAACCAGATAAAAACAGAGCAGGTAGCAAGGATAAGATTATGTTATTTGAGATTGATTTGAACTTAAATATTTGGAGAAATATAGGTTATATCATTAAAAAACCAAAAAATAGTGACTAATTGGAGGTGGCAGCTTGGATGTAAAAGAGTTGAAGAATTATATATATGAAAATAATTATTGTGAACAGATATTAGAATCCGTTGGTTGCCACCATATCAAATATCATTCAGTTGGAGCATATTGGACTGCTGGTAATCCTGATGGAGATAATAAAGGAGCAATTATTTTATATAATAATGAGTCCCTTATCTGCTTGAATAAAACTAGACAAATGATAAAGGGTAACAGACAAACAGATATTATTGATCTTGTGTGTTATGTCAAAGACCTTACATTTCCAGAAGGATTAAAGGAAATATGCTCGGAAATAGGAATGTCTTATTATCACGATTTTGAAGAGGATATTCCAGATAGTTTTAAAATACTGAAAATGTTAGAAGATATGGATTCTAATATATCAGAAGAAAAAGAAAAACCATTACAACCTATTTCGGAGAAAATACTTTCGTATTATAAGCCTTATGTAAATGATTTATTCTACGAAGACCATATAGATTATGAAACACAAAGAGAGTTCGAGATAGGTTTTGATGAAGAAACAAACCGATACACAATTCCTATTCGTTCTGAATTAGGAGATTTAGTCGGTGTAAAAGCAAGATATTTTGATAGAAAAGTACCTGATGGAATGAATAAATATATTTATTTAGAGCCATGTGCAAAATCAAAAATTATATATGGATTGTATAAAACTCTTCCTTATATAAAAAGAACAGGAAGGATTTATGTTGGTGAATCTGAAAAATTTGTTGAACAAGCATGGAGTTATGGTTATCAAAACACTGGTGGTACAGGTGGGAAGGAACTTTCACAATATCAAATTGATATGTTAGTTAGACTTGGTACAGATATAATTTTATGTTTAGACAAAGATGTAAAAAAAGAAGAATTAGAGGAATTAGCAGAAAGATTTCCTGATGGTGTTCCACTTTATTATATGTTTGACGAAGACAATATTCTTAATGAAAAAGAATCCCCAACAGATGATCCTATTAAATGGAGGCACTTGGTAGAGAATAATATATACAGATTAAGATAGGAAGGTGTGTATTTGAAGTATAGATTATATGAAAATAGCGACAATAATACTTCCAATGTATTAGAGGAAGTTTTAAGAAATAGAGGAGTTGATGATTATGAAAAATATCTCAACTTAGATGAAGATGTTTTAATTCCATACGAAAATCTGGATAACATGAATAAAGCAGTAGAATTATTTATGAAACACTTTAATAACAAGGATAAAATTGAAATACTTGTCGATGAAGATCCAGACGGTTTTTGTTCAGCAGCTATTATGTATTCTTATATTAAGAAAATGAATGCGGATTATCCAGTTAATTACATATTACATGCAAGAGCTAAAGCACATGGACTAGATGATGACATTGTGATATCTGATGATACAAGATTATTGATTATTCCTGATGCTGGCACAAACGACACAGAACAGTGTAAGGAACTTTCAGAAAGAGGAATTGATGTACTTATTCTTGATCACCATGAGTCAGAAGAAGAAAATCCATATGCATTGATTGTAAATAATCAAATGAGTGACAATTATTTCAATAAGGATTTTTGTGGAGCAGGTATTGTATATAAGTTTTTACAGGCATTAGATGCTGAGACATGGAATGAATTTGCAGATGACTATTTAGATTTGTGTGCATTGGCAAATATTAGCGATGTTATGGATATGCGTTCATTTGAGACAAGATATATTACAAATCTTGGATTACTCAATATTACAAATAAATGTTTTCAGGCACTTATTAAAGCACAAGATTACAGTATGAATGGTAAGGTTAATATTCACAATATCCAATGGTATATAACACCTATTTTGAACGGAATGATTCGTATCGGTTCAAGTGATGAAAAGGAATTGTTATTTAGAGCTTTTATTGAAAAAGATGAGTTCTTTGAATATAAAAAAAGAGCCACAAAGGACAAACCAGCAGAAATAATTCAGGAAAGCATTTATGATAGAGCTGCTAGACTTTGTAAAAATGCAAAATCACGACAAGATAAAATGAAAGAAAAAGGTGTAAAAGCTATTTCAGAAGTTGTAAATAGCCTTCCAATAGATGATAAAGTTATTATGGTTGATGTATCTGACTTACTTGATAGTGGATTAACTGGTGTTGTAGCAATTAAAATTGCAGAGCAATATAATAAACCTTGTATTCTACTAAAGAAACATTTTGATAAAAAGACAAAAACAACTGTATTTGGCGGTAGTGCAAGAAATATTGATAATAGTCCAATTGATAGTTTCAAAGATATTGTTAATTCAACAGGATTCGTTAATGGTAAAGGTCATGCAAATGCTTTTGGTATTGTAGATTTACCAGTTGATGATAAAGAAAAAGCAATTAATATGATGAACAGTATTCTTAGAGATACTGAATATGATTCTACATATCGTGTAGATTTTATCTTAGACATTAATCATGTCACAATCCCTTTAATTATTAAGTTATCACAGTTTGAAGATATTATTTGTCAAGGAATTGATGAACCTATACTTGCAATAGAGAATATATCATTGACAAGAGATTGTTTTGAAGTATTTGGCAAGAATGAGGATACTATCAGTTTTATGGTGAATGATATTAAATACATTCAGTTCAAATGTAAAGAAGGTAATCAGCTATATGATTTTCTTCAAAACGCATGGGATGATAATGATAGTATTACATTTAATATTGTCGGAAAACCTTCAATAAACGAATATAACGGTATTAGAACACCACAGATTATTATCGAAGATGTAGCTGTTATTAGTACAAATAGTAACGATGAAGACGATGATTGGTAGGAGGTGAGTTATGTATAGTTCATTACATAACCATACATATTATTCATTACTTGATGGATATGGTAGTCCAAAAGAAATGTTGGATAGAGCAAAAGAAATAGGGTTAAAGGCATTTGCTATAACAGAACACGGAAATGTATATTCCCATATTTATTTTGATCTTATTAAAAAAGACTATCCAGATATTAAAATGATATATGGATGTGAGTTATACGAATGTGAAGATATTGCTGTTAAGGATAAAGACAATAAATATTTTCATTTGATTTGCTTGATAAGAAATGAGCAAGGCAGAAAAGACTTAAATAAGGTTATTACAAAAAGTAACTTTGAAGGGTTTTATTTTAAACCACGATGCACAGTAGAAGATATTAAACCCTATGCTGAGAATTTTGTTATTTCTTCTGCTTGTTTAGCAAGTAAGTTAGCGAGAGAATCAGATTTCGAGAAGTGTATTGAATATGTTAATGAATATAAAGAAGCTTTTCCTCATTTCTTCCTTGAGATGCAGTCGCATTCTCATCAGGATCAGTCTTCATATAATCAGAAAATCTTAGAACTTTCAAAAAGAACAAATACCCCATTTATCATTACAACAGATAGTCATGCACCTAAAAAAGAAGATTTGTATTATCAGGACAAGCTTATTCAGATTGGTAGAAAAAGTAGCAATAACGACAAAAATGCTATCGAAAATAGTGAGGTATATGAAGGTTGTTATATGCAATCTGAAGATGAAATCCATGAAATTATGGATAGTCAGATTGGATATGAAAACGTATGTCTTGGACTGGAGAATACTAATAAGGTAGCAGATTTAATTGAAAATGTAGATATGCCATTTCAGAAACCACAGTTACCTACGTTCCCATTACCTGATGGGTACAGAGATAATAATGAATTCTTATGGCATTTAGTTAGACAAGGTTGGAAAGATAGAGGATACGACAATCTTAGTGAAGATGAACAGCAAGTAAGAAGAACTAGGTTAAACTACGAGATGGGTATTATTCATTCGATGGGGTTTGATGGCTATTTCTTATTTGTTTGGGACTTTATCAAAGCTGCTGAGAAACTTGGAATAGAGGTTGGTAAGGGAAGAGGAAGTGCAGCAGGTTCTTTAGTTTGTTATTGTTGTCATATCACGGATATTGATCCGATTAAATATGGACTCATTTTTGAGAGATTCTTAAATCCTGAACGAGTAGGACTCCCAGATATTGATACAGATGTTGGTAACAGAGATGCAATCATTGATTACCTTGTAGATAAATATGGAGAAGAAAGAGTATGTCAGATTATTAACTACTCTTATATTACTCCAACAGTCGCAATTACTGATGTTGGTAAGATACTTGGATTTCCATATAATCAAATGCAAAAACTTTCACAGAAATTTACATTCGATAAATGGGATGACTGTATGAAAGCAAATCCAAATTTACTTGCAGACAATCCGCAATATGCTGATTTGTTCGATATTGCAAAGCATTTAAGTGGTCGTGTTAAAACAGTTTCTATTCATGCTGGTGGTGTTGGAATCGTTGATACAACAATCAATGATTATATGCCAATGAAAATAGGAACTAAGGGTGAGCATGTAATTCAAGTTGATAAACATTATGTAGAAGATATTGGAATTGTAAAGTTTGACCTTCTTGGAGTAGCAACACTTAATCTTGTGAAGGAAATTAAGGATGATTTGCATTTAGATCCTTGGGATTATGATATTAATAATCCAGAGTTTGAGAATGATAGACCTACATATGAGTTATTAGCAAGTGGTAAGACCAATGGTGTGTTCCAGGTTGAATCAGCAGGAATGAAAGATTTGCTTATTCGGTTAAAACCAAAACTTGAACAACTGGACTTTGAGGTTATATCTGTCATCTTGGCATTATATAGACCTGATAGTATGGGGGCACTTGATGAGTATGTTGAAATGGCAACAGGTGGAAGTAGACCACCATCAATCCATCCAGATATGGATGAAATTTTAAAAGACACAAATTACTGTATGATTTATCAGGAACAGCTTCTTGATATTGTTAAGAAATTTGGTGGAAGAACATACGGTGGTGCTGACTTATTCCGTAAGGCGATTGGAAAAAAGATAGTTGAATTAGTACAGAAAGAGTCAGAAATTCTTCGTGGTGAAATTGTAGCAAACGGATATTCTAAAGAAATTGCTGATAAAATTGCGAATGAATTATCACAAAAAGGCGGTTATCTATTCAATAAATCGCATTCATACAGTTACGCAGTTCTTTGTTTCGAGACAGCTTGGTTCAAAGCTCATTACCCAACTTACTTTTTCAAAGCATTATTCAATCAGAATAAAGATAAAGCAGGTGCAATTAATAAGTATATTCTTGATGCAAGGTATTTTAATGTGGATATTATGCCACCGAATATCAATCATTCTGGAATGAATTTCACAGTTGATAAAGATAAGGTTCTTTTTGGATTATCTGCTATTGGTGGAATTGGTGAATCACTTTCTAAGCAAATTATCGAAGAAAGAGAGAATAATGGTATATACAAATCGTTTGATGATTTGATTCAGAGACTTTCTTTAGGTAAGGCATCTGTTATTGCACTGATAAAATCTGGTGCAATTCCTTGTAAAAATAAGCGTGAAAAACTTATATCATATCTTAAATCAGAGTATCAACCATTAAAATTCTCAGAAGTTCAATCATTGCCTACCTATAAGAAACTCGAAGAAGATTGGAACATTAACTTAAAGAAGTACGTGATTCCTTCATCTGGAAAACGAACTGTATACGATAAGGAAGCACTACTTACTGAATATAACAGATTAAAAAAGATACAATTTGAAGAAAATCAGAAGGTAAGATTCCAAAAGTATATAGATGATAACAAAAAATATCTTGAAGATGAACAGTTTTGGGAATTCCAAACATTACAGGTATTTATCAATGATAATCCATTTGATGCAGCTTATACATTCTTGACACCATTTGAGGATGTACCTGATGGAGAGAAATGTACTTTAGTTGGAATTATAGCAAAGGTTCAAAAGAAGAAAGATAAGAATGGTAAGCAATTTGCATATATAAACATCTATTCAAGTTTTGGACTTGTTGAAGGAATTGTATGGCATAGTCAATTAAAGGAATATGAAGATTTGGTAAAAAAAGGACAGCAAGTAGCAATTCTTTGTAAGAAAGATAGCGAAGAAAAAGTAATTGTAGAGAAATTAAAGCCATATAGCAAATGGCTTGAGTATGTAAGAAAGAAAGGAGTGTCAGTCTAAATTGGATGAAGATGAGATTTATAAATTCACAGCGATAATTACATATGAGCAATACTACTCGGATGATTCAACATGGGGCGTGTTTGGGTTTTCAACGAAAGATGATATTCCATTCTTTACAAAACCTACAAAAACATTCGATCCGTTTGATGATAATAATTCTGCAAATGATACTGATGATAAAAAGATGAGTAAGTTGGCAGGAAAGATGCAACATTTAGTTGTGGGTGGAGAATATTTAGTTAAGGCGAGATACAAAAAGGATAAAAAATATGGCGATCAATATACACCGATTGCCATATATGCCATTATTCCACAAAGCAGAGAAACGCAGCTATTATTTTTGAAGTCAATGATTCCTGAATGGATGGCTGATAATTTAATAAATGCATATCCAAATGTAGTTAATGATGTAGCGAATGGTACATTAAAAACTATTGATTACAGTCTTGTGAAAGGTGTTAGAGAAATTACTTGGAATAAAATCAAGGAAAAAATCATCAATAACTATCTCATTTCTGACATTATCTCAATGCTAAAACCAATTGGTGTCACTTATGCAATGATTAAAAAATTGCTTTCAGAAGAACCAAATCCAGTTTTATTAAAGCAAGAGTTAGAAAAAAATCCATACATCATGACAAAAATTGATGGGATTGGGTTTCGTAAATGTGATGATTTAGCACTGAAGTTAAAACCTGAACTGATTGATTCTACACAAAGACTTGTAGCTTTTATCCAATACTATTTCAAAGACTTAGGAGAAAGTAAAGGTCATACATGGTGTTCTGAGAAGATTTTAAGGGCAGCCATAAGTAACAACATATACGAGTGTTGTAATAAGGTTGATTGGTTATTAGAAAATAATGACTTTCTTCATATTGATAATGGTCGAATTGGTCTGAAATATTATTACGATATTGAGATGCAGATTTATCATTTGATTCTGAATAAATCTCAAATTGAAACAACAATCAATATTTCTGATGAAGCGATTGATAAAGCAATTAAACATGCGGAAGAAGAACAAGGATTTGATTATGTAGTAGAGCAGCTAGACACGATTCATAAGAGCTTACATAGAACTGTTAGTTTGATAACTGGAAAAGCAGGAACTGGTAAAACGTCAATAATGCGAGCAATTGTTAAGGCTTATATGGAGAATAATTATATGATGACAGCTTCAGCACTTTCAGCAATGGCAGCTCAAAGAATTACAGAAGCAACAGAATTTCCTGCAATGACTATTCATAGAACACTTGGATGCCAAGGTTTAAATGATTTTACATACAATAAAGACAATCATTTGATTACAGATGTTGCATTTCTTGATGAGGGAAGTATGGTTAATGCCAGTTTATTTTTACATTGGCTTGAGGCAATTGGAGATAATACAAGAATTATTATTTCAGGAGATCATAAACAGTTACCACCTATCGGATTTGGTAATGTGTTTTCAGATTTAATTGAAATGTTTGATGATTCAGTTGTGAGCAAGTTAGTAAAACCTATGAGACAGGCAGAAAAATCAGGTATTCTTGTTGATGCAAATAAGATTCGTGAGAATATAAATCCTATATCTGAGAAGTTACAGCCACGAATTATTCATGGCGAGTTACAGGATATGTATTATATGTTCCGTACAAATCGACAGTCATTATTTAATATTGCTGTTAAGACATTTATTAAATCTGTTGAATCAGATGGAATCGACAATGTGGTTATTGCAGTACCTCGTAGAAAAGATTGTTTGAATAGCACCAATGAAATTAATAAGGTTATTCAAAATGAATTACTTGGTGATGTTTTAGAGAGTATTGAAGGTTTTGATACAACTTTCAAACTTGGTGCAAAAGTCATGCAAACAGTTAATGATTATGACAAAAATGTATTTAATGGTGAGATTGGTTATGTGACAAAAATCAGTGAAAGATATGATGGTAAGAAAAAAGAAGAATATTGTGAAGTAACTTACACTGATATTTTTGGAAAAGACAAAATCATTGAATACACAAAGAAAGAGTTAGCTGCTTTGGATCTTGCTTATGCTATGACAGTACATAAATTACAGGGAGCTGGTCGAAAGACAGTAATTGGTATTATTGACAATACACATCATCAGCTTCTTGATAACTGTATGCTTTATACATTGCTTACGAGAGCAAAAAAGAGATGTTTATTATTAGCTGAACCAGAAGCATTTTTACAATGTATTAGAACAAGTCACAATAATAGAAACACTTGGATGATGTTAGAAACAGAGAATAATACAGTAGAAGAGTAATTTAGATTTCTGAAACGCCCTATTGATGGGCATTCCAGAGACTCAAAAAGCCAAGGAAAGACGGATTTCGTAAGGAGGTTACAACAATGGCATATTGTCAGAGATGTGGTGAATATTGCCAAGACCATTATACATATTGTAAGAGATGTTATTTTGAACTTGGGCAACCATTTGGGAAAGCAATAGAAAGACCTCACAAATGTAGAAAATGTGGATGTACTATATATGGAAGATATAACTATTGTTTATCATGTGCTCAGAAAAAGGGTTTTATTAATAAATCAAATTATTAAAATAATAAAGCATTTGTTAAGGAGGTAAAATACATGAAATATAAAATTAGCGATGTATACATAAATGTAAATGGCGAAGATATTGCGGTTGGTGTTGTCCTTGGAGAAGAGGATAAGCCACAGTCTCCATTTAGAACAGAATATGTTACAAATTCAGAGTATGAAAAGGGGTTAAAAGAATTTCGATACGGTAAACAACAAATTGGAGATCTTGTTTATCATTGTATAACACAGTTTAAAAACTTTACTGCTACATGCCCAATAAAACAGAAGTGGGTTGATGAATTAGAAAAAATGGGATACGACATATCAAAATTAAAATATGAAATTGCAGAGTAATCGACAGTTTCTTGTGAAAATTAAGGAGGTAAAAATGAACAGAATAACTATTAATGGTAAAACAATCACATGTTCAGGAACTAATGTTGTCATCAACAATGGAAAGGTTATTGTAGATGGCAATATAGTTCAGGAATGCAATAGTGGTGATATTAAAGTCACCATCGAAGGAAATGTAAACAAAATTGATTGTGGTGGTTCAGTAGAAGTTCACGGCAATTCAGGAAGTATTGATTGCGGTGGCAGTTGTAAAGTCGGTGGAGATGTCAAAGGAGATATAGACGCAGGTGGTTCTGTAACTTGTGGTAACGTATCAGGTGACATAGATGCTGGTGGAAGTGTGAGATGTAGAAGATAAGGAGAATAATTTATGTATAACAAATTAACAGACAAACAGTATAACATTGCCATTGGTATTATTTTACTTTGGGGATTTTTAGTGAATACAATAATGTGTGTATTTTTTCAGGACACATTTTGCAACTTAAATCCAACAATGGTATTAATTGGCTACTTTGTAGTTGCATTAGCAGGTATTGGTATGAGTGAGTTTTCAGACAACCCAATTGTGAGTTTTATAGGATATAACTTAGTTATATTGCCAGTTGGTGTAGTTTTAAGTATTTGCTTAAAAGATTATTATATGTCTTCTATTGTACAAGCTTTTATTTTGACTACTCTGATTACCATTGTGCTTATTATTGTATCAAGTATTAAACCAGAAATATTTCTATCAATGGGAAAAACACTATTTATTTGTTTATCAGCAGTTATAGTAATTGAATTTATTATGATTTTATTTGGTAATGTACCTAAATGGTGGGATTGGGTTGTCGCATTGCTATTCTGTGGATATATTGGATATGATTGGGCAGAAGCACAAAATAATGCAAAAACTTTAGATAATGCTATAGATAGTGCAGTTGCTTTATATCTTGATATCATCAATTTGTTTTTAAGACTGTTGGGAAGCAGTAAAGATGATAATTAAAAGTAGCAAGAATCCATTATTCATTGCTACGATTTCTATACAATTTTTGATGCATTTCTTAGAGCAATTCGCTCATTGTTTCACAAGTAAAAAGAGAATAAATAATCAGGAGGTATATTACTTGCAGATAAGAATAATATCATTCAGTGATAATTATGAAGGGTATAAACTTAAAGGATATGCTGACATAGATAATATAAGTGAATTAATAAAAACACTTAATTATATGAAAGAAAATGACATACCAATAACAATCAATACGGAAGATATTGTTGATACAGATGGAGAAGATTACTACATAAATAGTTTTAGTGTCGTATTCCCTAAAGTTGGTGGTGAAATTATTCCTCATATAGTTATCTATGTGGAAGAGGTGTAAAAATGAATAAGAAATTATTACTGATAATTATTATCATCTTGCTTATTTTAGGCATATTTATCAGCTTATGTATGAGTAAAATGATTTTCAATTTGATAATGAATTCCAGTATACCCAATTGGTTAAAGTGGATAATACTAAGAAGTTATTAAGGAAGTAGGTGAATACATGGAATGGAATGTATATTTTCATGACTTCAACAGAAATGAAATTATTACATACAACATATTTAGACATTATAGGTTTAATGAAGAGGTTCAGAAATTAATTCATAGTAAAATTGATAAGATGGAATTCAAGGAAAAGCTAAGAAAAGAACTCATGTATTGGTTTTGGTCAAAATGTGAATATGAAATAGTTATATCACCTTGGGTTGGTAGAAATAAAGAAGAAGCTGAAGTTAAGATTGATATACATGATCAGGTAATGTTGAATTTTAATAGATTCGTTGATTACTGCTGGTCATTTAAGGAGAAATAATATTATGGGAACAATTACAATTTTATCAGAAACAACTAAGAATCCTATTACATTAATGGGGCAAAGGGCAGGAGTGTGTTGGGGAGCAAATGTTTCTGACAATGAAAAGAATTTTAAGCGTGGATTAGACTGTATTAAATCAGGGCATGGACGTGTTATGGAATATGTCAATGTAGAAATGATTATTGATGGATATTCCGCTAAAGTTTTAAGAGAATATTATACACATATTGGTGGAGCACCAACAAGATTACAGGCAAGTACAAGATATATTGATTATTCAAAAGGTGATGGTTTTACATATACTACTCCAAGTTCTATTGATAAAAACGGATATTATCCTGTATGGAAGACATTAATGGATACTATCAACCGAACCATAAAAACAATGATTGACAATGGAGTACCAGTAGAAGATGCAACTATGGCGTTACCATTAGCATATTCATCAAAAATGGTAGACAAGCGTAATCTTAGAAATCTTGTTGATATGAGTAGGCAACGTATGTGTAGTAGAGCATATTGGGAATACAGAGAGCTTTTTAGAGATATTTGTAATGCTTTGAGAGGATATTCAGATGAATGGAAGTGGATTGTAGATAATCTTTTTCATGCAAAATGTGACGAGGTTGGATATTGTACCGAAGCTAAATCATGTGGAAGAAAGCCAGAGAGAGAGATGTGATTACTATGACATCTTTTTATATTATTTCGGAAAAAGAATATAAGGAATATAAAAAATTAAAAACGAAAAATAAACCAATGAGAAAATTACTTGGATATGAAAAATTATATTGCCCTGTATGTAATTATGTGGTTGATAATGCTGTTCCAAATCAAAAATATTGCGATAGGTGTGGTCAAAGATTATACAAAAGATTATATAAAAAGAAATAAAAGAGGTGATTAACAATTAGAGATCCGAATAGATTATTTAATTTCTATAATGAAGTGACTCGACTGCAAGTAACCTACATGCCAGATTGGAGGGCAGGGCAATTCTGGTTAAATTTCCTGTCGTGGTTACAGAATAAAAAGAAAATAGATGGTTTCTTTCCAGAAGAGTCAGAATTACTTATATATTTAAAAGAATTTTGCGGAGAAAAGGAGGAAACGAATGGACAAGTTTGATATTGCAGCCAGAGTTAGAGAACTCAACAGAGCATCAGAGGCTTATTACAATACTGGACAACCTATTATGAGTGATTATGAATTTGATAAAAAGATAGAAGAACTCAGACAGTGGGAAGAAGAGACTGGTATTGTATTATCTAATAGCCCAACACATAATGTCGGTTATCTAGTTGCCAATGAACTAAAAGAAGTAAAGCATAATCATCTAATGCTTTCTCTTGATAAAACAAAATCTGTTGATGAATTAATTGAGTTTCTTGGAGATAAAAATGGCTTTTTATCTGTAAAGTGTGATGGTTTAACCACCTCACTTCATTATATTAATGGAGAATTAATTGGTGCAGAAACTAGAGGTGACGGAGTAGCAGGTACAGAATGCCTTCAGAATGTTTTGACAATGAAGAATGTACCAAAGGAAATTCCATATAAAGACGAACTTATCATTGATGGAGAAACAATTATCGGATGGGACACTTTCAGAGAGATTAATGATAAACTTCCAGAAGATAAGAAGTATAAACATCCAAGGAATCTCGTATCTGGTTCATTACAGTTACTTGATAGCAAAGATGCTGCAAGTAGAAATATGAGATTTGTGGCTTGGAGAGTTATCAAAGGATTTGAGCATAAGTCAGTTTTTTTTGATTTAAAAAGAGCAGAAAGTAATGGGTTTGAAATTGTCCCAATGTGGAGTTATTCAAATAATTCTTCAGACAAAGAAAATCTTTCAAAAATGCTTGAAGATTTAAGATATGAAGCTGATTTTCATAATATACCTTATGATGGAGCTGTTATGGCAGTTGATGATTATAAAATTGCTGAATCTATGGGAAGAACGGATAAATATTTTAGACATTCTAAGGCTTATAAGTATGAAGATGAATTATTTGAAACTGTTCTTACAGATATTGAATGGAATACTTCAAAGACGGGTTTGGTTAATCCTGTGGCAATCTTCGAGCCAGTTGACTTAAATGGAGCAATTACTACAAGAGCAACGCTTCACAACATTACATATATTAAAGATATGATGCTTGGAATAGGAGATAGAATTAGAGTCTACCGTTCTAATATGGTTATTCCTAAAGTGCATGACAGTATTGACAAGAGTGGTAATTTTAATATTCCTAGCAAATGTCCTATTTGCGGTCAGCCTACAAGAATTATTAAAGAGAACGACTCTGAAGTACTTATATGTGAGAATCCAGATTGTAAAGGTAAACTTTTAGGTAGACTTGTTCATGCAGCAAGTCGAAATGCGTTGGACATAGAAAATCTTTCAGAATCTACAATAGAAAAATTTATTAATCTTGGTTGGTTAAATTCCATTAAGGATATTTATCATTTATCAAATCATGAAAACGATATGAAAACCATAGATGGATTTGGTAAAAAATCTGTTGAAAAACTTCTTAACTCTATTGAGAAATCTCGTAAAACAACTCTTGATCGTTTTCTTTACAGTTTATCAATTCCATTACTCGGTAAGTCAGCAAGTCAGGATATTGCTGAAAATTGTACAATAGAGAATACTTCAAGTATAGGTAATTTTATGCAAATTATGATTACTGATGGTGCAGAACATTTTAGAAGTATATCAGGTATAGGAGATAGCCTTATAAATTCTTTAAATTCGTATTTCAATATACATTGCTCAGAAATATTTGAACTAACAAAAGAGTTTAAATTTGATGAGCCTAATATAGTCTTAGATGAAACTCCAAAAACATTACAAGGTAAAACATTTGTTGTAACAGGTTCTGTCAATCATTATAAAAATCGTGATGAACTAAAAGCTGATATAGTTGTTCATGGTGGCACAGTTGTAGGTTCTGTAAGTTCTAAAACATCTTATCTTATTAATAATGATATAAATTCCACATCGTCTAAAAATCAGAAAGCAAAATCGCTTAATATCCCAATTATTTCAGAAGAAGATTTTTTAAAAATGATTCAGTAATCAGAGAATATTCTATTGAGATTAATCAATCTCATACTAAGAAAGCAGGTGATAAAGATAAGTAAGGTAAGAAGATTAGTAGCAGGATCGCTATTAACTGCTTCAGCTTTAACTTGTATAGTCCCCTTATGGGGACAAAATAATATACAAACTGCTAAAGCAGCACAGGAAGGTCAGTACATATATTCAAGAGTATTTACTGATTTAAAGAAGAATCTTGAAAAAGAAAAGACTCGAAAAGAGTTAGAAGAAAAAGAAGCTATGGAACAAGTTATCGCTAGGGAATATGAGAGTTTAGAGAGCGAAATTGAAGAATATTTGGGAAAATATACAGATTATCCTGTTCCAGATAATAAGCCCTTTAAATCTTATATGGATGCTGAAACTATTAAGGATAAAAGCTCAAAGCAATATGCCATGAAATCAACATTTCTTCTTGATTATAACACGGGAATATATATGATTGGTAATAGATATGCTTGTGCTTTAGGTTCATTCTACTCAACTGATATAGGAACTGAGTTTGATATTGTCTTAGAGAGCGGAGAAGTTATTCCATGTGTCTTAGCTGATGTTAAAGATGATGAACATACAGATTCTCTTAACCAGTATACAGTTGCAAATGGTTCAATTGTTGAGTTTGTAGTACATACAAACACACTTATTCCTAATATCTCAAATCGTTGGGGTAATACAGGAGATGTATCTAAGATAGCTGGATTTGAAGGTGAAATAGCTTATATAAGAATTTATGAAAGATGAAAGGGAGTAACTATGTTAGAGACAACAGCGGTTATTACTTTAGACACTATTCAACGAGTTAAAAATTTTGTTGAAATAGTTACGAAATATGATGAAGAAATAACAATTAAGTCACACAGGTATGAAGTCAATGCCAAATCAATAATGGCAATATTTTCCTTAAATCTACTTGAACCAATCAATGTGTGTCTATATTGTGATGATTCATTGGTGGTAAAAAGATTTGTTAATGATATGAAAGGATTTGAAAAGATATGATTATATTGGTAGGCAAATCTTGTTCTGGAAAAGATACGGTGGTTAAGGAATTAACGAAGATGGGTTACAACAAGATTGTAACCTGTACTACAAGACCACCAAGACCAGGAGAGATTAATGGAAGAGAATATCATTTTTTAGACAAGATGAATTTCTTAACCAAGATTGATTGTGGTAGTTTTGCAGAATACAGAATATACGAAACCGTCTCAGGAGCTTGGTATTATGGTTCTTTACTTGAAGATTATAATAAGTCACATTCTGTAATTATTCTTACGCCTGATGCTTTAGATAAAGTAAGAAGTAAGATTAATGAGAATGTAACTGTTATTTATCTTGAAGTATCTAATAGAGAAATTAAGCGAAGAATGTTAAATAGAGATGTTGACAGAGCTGAGTCTAAGAGAAGATATAAGGCTGATAAAAAGGATTTTAGACATATATCTAAAAAAGTTGATTATATTGTACATAACGAAAATAGAACAGCTTTTGAGACAGCCTTAATATGCAAGGAGTTAGATGAAATCAAAGAAAAGAATAACAGAGAAAAATCAGAAGAAGGACAAGATCTATTGTAGTAATAGGACTTGTCCTTATATGGAATGTGTAAGGTATTACAAGAATATTCCATATAATGTGTTAATTCTAAGAGAGAATTATAAATTGGATAAGAATAAAGAATGTCCAAATATATTATTAGATTGGGGTGATGACATATAAAACTTTATTGCGATTTTGATGGAGTTATTGTAAATACAATTGCTGCAATATGTGATTTATACAATGAGGACTTTAAGTATTACAGCGATTATAAGTATATTCTTCCAGAACAGATTAAGACTTGGGATTTTGAAGAACTTAACTGTGCAAGTAGAGAATATATAAATACATATTTCAATCAGCAACGATTCTTTGATAGGTTAAAGTTCATGCCACAAGCTTATGAAACACTAAGAAAATTTGCATTACATAATGAAATAATTATTGTCTCTTCTGGTTATAGTCCTAATCTTAAAGCAAAGGAAAGATGGTGTAAAGAACACCTTCCGTTTTGTCAGTTTATTGGAGTTAATTTCAAAGAATATAATGATAAATCTCATATAGATATGAGTGGTGGCTTATTTATTGATGATTCTGCACATAATCTTGAGACTTCTAATGCTGATACAAAGATTTGTTTTGGCGAGATTTATCCTTGGAATAAGGAATGGAATGATAAACATTGTTGGGATTGGAATATGATATACCAGCTTTATAAAGCAGAATTGGAGGATTAATTATGTTAAGAGAGACTACAGAAATTAACATGGATAATATTACTACTGGTGATTGCATTGAATTGTTTGAATGTAAGAATACAAGAGTCGTTATTAATGATGGTAATGTTATTGGATTTGAGGAGGAATAAATATTGAAGGTAATTAAAAGAGATTGTTCAGAAGTTGATTTTGATAAGTCTAAGATTTCAACTGCAATTCTTAAAGCAATGAAAAATGGTTCAGGTATTGTAAAACAAAAGATTGCAGAAGACATTGCAAACGAGATTGAAGAAGACTGTAAGGATAAAGACGAAGTAAGTATCTCTGATATTGAATCAATGGTTTATGATAAATTGATTACTAAGAAGCAGAGACTTACTGCAAAAGCATATGAGGGATATAGAAGTATTCGTGAGTTTCAGAGAGAAAACGAGAATACAATTGATACAGAAATCACAGAATTGTTGAGTGGAGAAAGTGACTATTGGAATAACGAAAACTCTAATAAAAACCCAAGACTTAATACAACGCAGAGAGATTATTTAGCAGGAATTGTAAGTAAGGATGCATCAAGAAGGTATATCCTACCACCTGAGATAGTACAAGCTCATGATGATGGATTGATTCATGTACACGATCTTGATTATCTTATTCAGTATATGAACAACTGCTGTCTTATTAATCTTGAGGATATGTTACAAAACGGTACAGTAATTAGCGAAACATTGATTGAAAAACCACATAGTTTTTCTACAGCATGTACAGTTGCAACACAAATTATTGCACAGGTCGCTTCAAGTCAGTATGGAGGGCAGAGTATTTCTTTAGCACATCTTGCTCCATTCGTAGATATTTCAAGACAGAAAATCAGAAAAGAAGTAATTGAAGAACAAGAATATCTTTATAGAAATATTGATGAAAAAGAATGGGTTAAACCTAGAAAAGTTCTTGGTAAGAAGTTAAGAAAAGATCAGGAAAAGTTCTATAAAAATAAAGATAGATTGCTCAAATTTATTGATGCAACTGACATTGAAGATATTGTAGAAAAGCGTTTGAAAAAAGAAATTGAAAAAGGAATCCAGACAATTCAATATCAAATCACAACGCTCATGACAACTAACGGTCAAGCACCATTTATTACATTGTTTATGTATCTCAATGAAGCACATAATCAGAGAGAAAAAGATGATTTGGCAATGTTAATCGAAGAGGAACTTCGTCAGAGTTATCTTGGTGTAAAGAATGAAGAAGGTGTCTATATCACACCTGCATTTCCAAAAGTTATTTATGTTCTTCAGGAGGACAATATTCATGAAGAAGATAAGTATTGGTATCTTACTGAGATGGCAGCTAAATGTTCTATGAAAAGATTAACTCCTGATTATATCTCAGAAAAAATTATGAAAGAGATGAAAGATGGTAACTGTTATCCTGTAATGGGATGTAGAAGTGCTTTAACAGTATGGCATGATGAAAATGGTAAACCAAAATTTTATGGACGTTTCAATTCTGGTGTTGTAACTGTATCATTACCAGATATTGCATTATCATCAGGTGGAGATTTCAATGAATTTTGGCGTATATTTGATGAACGTACAGAGTTATGTCATAAAGCATTAAAGATTAGACATCAGAGATTACGTGGAACAAAGTCAGATGTTGCTCCTATTCTTTGGCAACACGGAGCATTTGCAAGACTTAAAAAGGGTGAATCTATTGATAAACTACTTTTTGGTGGCTATTCAACTTTATCCCTTGGTTATGCAGGACTTGCTGAATGTGTTAAGTATATGACTGGACATTATCATTGTGATGAAGGTATTGGAGAAAAATTTGGTCTTGAAGTAATGCAAGCATTGAATGATAAATGCTCTCAATGGAAAATAGATGAAAATATTGATTACAGCTTATACGGAACTCCATTGGAGGCGACTACGGAAAAGTTTGCAAAAAAACTTAAAGAGAGATTTGGCATTATTGAAGGAGTTACAGATCGTACATACATCACAAATTCTTATCATATCCCAGTATTTATACATATTGATGCCTTTGGGAAGCTTCGTATTGAAGCTAAATTCCAAAGATTAAGTCCAGGTGGAAGTATTTCGTATATCGAGTGTCCGAATATGGAGAATAATATTCCTGCTGTACTTGAAGTAATGAAATTCATTTATAATAATAATATGTATGCTGAATTAAATACTAAGAGTGATTATTGTCAGAAATGTGGATGGAGCAAAGAAATCAAGCTTATTGATGAAGGTGGTAAGTTGATTTGGGAGTGTCCTAATTGTGGTAATAGAGATGTAAGAACTATGGATATTACTCGTAGAACTTGTGGATACAAAGGTACGGCACGTAATGGATGGAATCAAGGTAGACTTGGTGATATTCATGATAGAGTACCACATCTTGACGACATTGAGGAGGAATAATATGAGATATTCAAGTATGCGTAACCTTGATATTTCAAATGGAGAGGGAGTAGGAGTCTCCCTCTTCGTTCAAGGTTGTCCATTTCACTGTTTTGGTTGTTTTAATTCTGATACATGGGACTTTAATGGCGGTAAGGAATGGACAGAAAAAACAAAAGACAAATTCATAAAACTTATTGATAGATCATATATTAAGCGAATATCTTTCCTTGGTGGTGAGTGTTTAGCTGAACAGAATCTCGATGAAATCTTATCTCTAATCAAACTAATCCGTAATTCTTTTCCTGAGAAAACTATCTGGTTGTATACAGGATATAATTTTGATCTTTTAAATTCCAAATATAATGAATATAAATATACTCCATTTGCAGCAAATGCAGATGAGTGGCTTACACGATGGGAGATAATTTCCAATGTAGATGTACTCGTTGATGGAGAATATATAGATGAGCAGAAAGACCTATCATTAAAATTCAGAGGTTCAAAAAACCAACGAGTGATTGATATAAAGCAATCTCTCGCTCAGAACAAATTGGTTTTATATTGTAATTAATTTAAGTAAGGAATAATTATGAATAATAAAGAAGCGTTAGAAAAATTAAAAGCATATCTTAAATGCCAGAAAAGACAGGTTAAGGGTATTCATGAAGATTGTAATAATAAGAAGTGTGACAACTGCGATTTATGTTATATGCAGGGAATTACAGGGGAACATATTGAAGCTATTGAATCAGCAATACAGTCACTTGAAAACCATAAAAGGGTTATTAAAAGATTGAAAAAAGAGTTAAAGCTTGCCGAAGATGTAGAGAAAAGAGCCGTTAAAGAAAATCCTTTGCAGTTTGATCGTGTTAAAGGATATGCGGTAGGTATTTATAATGCATTAGAATTTGTAAAAAATGGTGGTAAGGAAGAATAATGAATAAAACAGATGTTCAAAAAGGTAAAATGGTCTATTATGCTCGGATGCTTAAGCCAGTAGGAATATATGAAGTATGTGACCTATATGTAAGGACAGTTAGAGATGATTACTTCGTTGGGACAGATAAGCGTGATAAACATGCTTATCTATTTTCTTACAATAAATTGGATAAAACAATATTTAAAACAAGACAAGAGTGTTTAGATACTGTTTTGGAAGCAGAAAAGAACGCTCCTAAAATAAGTGATGAACAAGAATATGAGGAGTATTAATAAGAGAGGTGAACAACTATAGGATATTTATACGATAAGTTTAAAGGAAAATATAGAATCTTATGTCCTGTAAATAAAGATACAAACGATTTTAATCGTAAGCTCAATGGCACATTAGAAGATATTGATTGTTATATATCTTGTCAATATGGTAACAAGGTATTCTATTATGGACATAATACTTTACAAGCATATATTCCTTCTTTAATAAGAGGACATAATATTATTAAAACAATTCAGCAATCTGAACCGTCTCTTATATTTGATATTGAAGAAACGAATTCTGAAATTCTATTTAAGTTCAAATATGTCAATTCAGACAAGGTTATTCCTTTACTAAAACCAAGAACAAGTGGTGCGTCTATAAGCCCATTTTCACCAAAGAATTTACCACGAAATAAAGACTTTAAAATCCCAGATGGTAAATTGACACAGTACAAAGAAATCGTGTCTAAAATTCCTCCTGAGAAGCTTTTAACCCTAAGTAGAATGACACATTCTTATTTACAAACTTTGATTACAAAGAAGACTCCGTGGGAGAATATTAAAGCAGATATGAGACTCAAATGTGTTAAAGGTAAGGAATATATCTACATGATTGACAAATGGGACGAATATCTCAAATATCTTGAAGATGAAATTAAGGAGATATAATGATGGGTGAAGTAAGAAGAATTAAAGTGAATAAGTCTGTGACCAAAAATAAGTTGCTTGATTATGGATTTAGATACAAGGAAAATGGCGACTATAGATTATATGTTCCTGTATATAAATGGAACGATAAAACAACCATATATGCATATTTTTATATAAATATGGAAGAAAATATTTTTACTTATGATATTCAGTCTGAAGGTTCTACATATTATCCATATTACAATGAAACAAATAGTGAAGTAAATAGGGGAATAACAGAGAATATTAACACAGAAATAATAAAACTAATCAAGAAAGGAATTTTAAAAACGTATGAAAATAATTAATATTAAGAAAACAGATGAGAATGCAAAGATTCCTACATATGGTAGCGAATTTGCAGCAGGTGCAGATTTATATGCGGTAATACATAATGAAGAAAATAGAGTGGAGATTCTTCCTGGCGAAACAGCTTTTATTGACACAGGAATTGTAATGGAAATACCTAATGGATATGTCGGTCTTGTTTATGCTAGAAGTGGTTTATCTTGCAAACAGGGATTAGCTCCTGCAAATAAGGTCGGGGTGATTGATTCAGATTATCGAGGTAATATCATGGTTGCACTGTATAATCAGAGTAATGAGACAAGGATTGTATCTGAAGGTGATAGAATCGCACAGATTATTATTCAGCCAGTAGAACAGTTTGGATTTAAGGTGAAAGAAAATCTCAGTGATACAATTAGAGGAAATGGTGGCTTCGGTAGTTCGGGAAAGGCATAATATGGAAAATAAGGAAAAATTATTATATACTGTCAAAGAAGCAGCTCAGTTACTTGGAGTGAATGTACATGTGGTGTACGATCTTATTAAAAAGGGATTATTACCAGGATTGAAACTTGGTAGCTTAAAAATAAGAAAAGAATCTCTTGAAGATTTTACACAGAAATATGAAGGCATGGATATGTCCGACCTTGATAATATAAAAGAATTAAATATTGTATAATTAAAGCAGGAATGGTATAGTTAATACTGTTCCTGCTTATTTTCTATGTAGACTTCTATAACACGATAAAAGTCTACGAAAAGTCTACACGAGAATAAAACATTAGTATTCATTGATAAGCATAATATAACACAAAATAACATACACCATATCGTGTTAAGCCTTAATTTATCAGCATTCCAGAACATAATATAACATAATAAATTAAGAAAAAATAATAGAAGCTAGGAATGGGTAATAACCCAATGGTTGGTGCTACTGTAGCTGTAGCTGTTTCTATTGAGGAAGCTGCTAAGAATGGTAAATTCTAATAAAAAGTAATTGAAAAAATATTGGAGAGCAACAGGTG